ATAAGCCGCGTATTCTTCATCAAGGACTTTTAGTTGTTCCTGTAATTCAATTTTTGCATTTACATCATTGGCTTTTGCTTCTGCTAAATATGCAATTTGATTTTCAAGCGCAGTTCTCTTGGCTTGGTAATCTTGTTCGCTTCGCGCTACGAGTTCCGCCTGTTCATAGCCGGTTTGCACTTTTTCAAGTTCCGCGATTTTATTCAAATATTCCATGCGGGTATTGAATTTGAAATCAGATACGCGCTTTTCGCGGTTCTCTGCGTCGCGGGCATCCTGTTCAGCACGTTTCTTAGCATCTTCTTCGGCTTTTTTCTTTGCTTCTTCTGCCGCTTTTTCGGCTTCCATGCGTGCTTTGGCGGCGGCAATTTGCTCTTCTGCCGCTTTTTTACTTTCAGCACTATTAGCGGCAATTGCATCTCGTTCACTTGCCAAATACTGCGTTGATTCCCTAAATAACTCAATTTGACCTTTTTTAAGGTCTATTTCGGCCTGTGTGGCTTCCAAATTCTTGCGGGCCATATCTACCGCCTCATCAGAGGCAAACCCTATTGCGTTGCGAAATTCAAGCGTTTTTAAGTAGAGCCCTTGTAATGTTTCCTTTGTTTTTAGGATTCCGAGTGAAAAATAATTAAATCCTTGGACACCACTTTCAACAAGAATAGTGATATTGTCCGTTAAAAATCGGAATGCTGTCTGCAAACCATGCACTCCTTTTGTGAGTACGTCAACAATAATACGACTAAACGGCTCAAAAGCAGCACCGACTTGCTTTTGGAAATCACCCCACGTTTCTTTGAGTACGTTTGTCTTTGTGATTAAATTTTCAGAACTAGATCCGGCCAACTGCCCGAACTTGCTATCAATTTGTTCAAGTGCTTGTGCGAATTGTTCACTTTGGCTTTTGCTCGTATCAACTCTGATACCGTAGCGGGAAAGGGCGGTTGTGTTCCCTTCGGCGGCGCGCGCGACCATTTGAAACGCACTTTGTAAGTCAATTCCAAGACCTTGCGATAACGCATACGCACTCTCGGTCGCGTGTTTAAGTTCGTCACCGATGACACCAAAGTTAACAAGTAAGCGCATGCCGTTTTTAACAGCATCAGCCGACACACCATATACGTCTTGCAAACTTTGCGCGTATTTATTTAATTCCTGTGCGACATAGGAAGAAGTAATGCCTTGATTTCTTAAAGATGCTTCCAACCGCGCGCTTATCATTTCGGCGTCAGCAAACTTATACACACAATCAACTATCGCGGCGGCCAAATTCTTAAAGGCAGAAATAGCGAGGTCAATTCCTTTGGTGATTAAATTACCAATAACAACATCAAGCGCAAATCCATCTTTAATGCGTTTTAGCGCGTTTCCTAGTATACTTGTGCCACCCGCCGCTTTTTCTTGCGATTTGGCTAGGTTTTCGGCTGATTGTGCGGACTTATCTTTTGCTTGTGCTTCTTCCTCTGCTGCCTTGGCGGCTTGTTCCGCGCTATCGGCAATTTGTTCATTAGCGTTTGATAGTTCCTCGTTTGCCTGTGCAGCAGATCCGGCAGAGGCGGCCACTTGCTCTTGGGCAGAATTATTCGCATCTTGTGCTTGGGCGGCCTGTTCGGCAGTATTGGAAACGCTTTCTTGTGCCGATTCTAATTCGCCAAAAGCACCCGAGGCCTTTTCTGCCGATTTGGCCAAACCCTCATTTGCATCCGCTATTTTTTGAATAGCCGGACTTGCGTTGTCCTCTACCTTTGCAGTAAATTTAACTTCATTTTCAGCCATACGCTATTGTTCCTAATTCTCGTTGTAACTTACGGAATGTTCCATTTGCCTTGCCTACCGCTTTTTTACCCCCGATTGATAGTAGGCCCGTGGCCTGCAATAAAGGGAGTAATGACAAGGCATTTTGAGCGGCGGAGCGGATTTCTCTTTTTCTGAGTTCGCAGTAAATCAATCCTATTTCAGCCCGCGTCATATTACCTAGTTCCTGCAATTCAATGCCCATTTCGCAGGAAATGTATGCCAATACATCAATTAGTTTTTTTTTACGTCTTTGCCGGCTTCTTTGTTTTCTTTGGTTTTTTCATATTCGCCGAGTAAATGGCGAAAATAACACCCCAATATCCAATCAACGCGCGTTAATATTTTCTTGCCATCGGTGTCTGGCAATTGAGTGATAAATGCCTCAAAAGTAATGCGGTTGCGATATTCCAACGGCGGTAAACCGGCAAAAACAAGCCGTAGCATAGTTGTTGTCGGCTCTTTTTGCATAAGTTCGGCCAAGGTACCCAAGTGTATGCCATGCTTTTCAAGATAAACTTCCGCCGCAATCGTAAAACGGAGCGGATATGTCTTACCGCTAATCGTTACGGTGCTTTGATTAAAAATCTTATCTAGTGTGTCGTGTTCTTGCTGTGTCATAGTGAAATTCCTATGGGGCGGGATTACCCGCCCCTTGTAAACTAGGCGGCGTTAATGCGAGAATATTCCCACACGTTCCCCGTCAATTCATCAACCATTGGTTTGCCCGTAAGTTCGTGTTCAATAAACTCGCGTTCCTTGAATGCCATGGAGAGCGCAGAATTGAAGCGCACGCGCGGCAAGTTTAACAGGTGCATAGAGCCGTCGCTTTGACGCGGATACACAATCAAAACGCCATACTCTTTGCTCTTAACCTTGCTAGAAACCTGCACTTTTACGGAGCCGTTTGTATTTACCGGCCGCACGTCAAATTCCACGCGGTCCCCAATTGTAAAAGTAGCACCGGAAGCAATTGCGACTTGCAAACCAAGATCTTCCAATTGTACCGTTGCGCCGGCAGTAACAGAGAATTCATCCGTTACAGAGCCATCTTCTTTTTTCCAGCCGGTTTGGCCTTGGGCCAACGAGCCGATTACATAGGCGGTTGCTTTACCGGAACTTGTTACAGCAAGAATCACTTTACCAAACGGCAAATTATCCGCTTTTGCAGTAATTGCAGTAATGGTTAATTTTGACGCCAATGTGCCGGAAATGTCGGTTGGTACGCCAATATATCCGGATGCGTCAGCGGAATTTTCGGTAATCTTTGCACCTTTGACTACGCGAAACATCCCGTCAGATAATTCTTTCGCAGTGGCACTAAATTCGTAAGTGGTTTGTCCTTTTTCCGATTTTACTGCCCCATCCCAATTTCCGCCCGTCAAGTCAACACTTTCCGAACTTTCCTCAAGACCACCCTCTCCGGTAACGGTTAGCAAAGCCGCTACCTCTTTTGAATCGCGATCGTATACAACTACCGCTTCACCGCCAAATAAGGCGTGTATTTTATCCATTGTTTCCTCCGTTATTCAAAGTCCGCAGGGTTGAAGAAAATCTGCCCGCGTCCTTTTTTGTATTCATCGGCAATGGCTTCCCACGCCGTTCCTTTTTTGAAAGCGAACTCTTTGCCGTTACGAATGACAACAAAGTCGCGTTTCAATTTTTTGCCCGACATATCATAAATCTCGCTGTTGAGCGCAGGAGCGCCTTGCGGGGTTATGTTCTGCCGAGAGCCGTCAGCCGTTCCAATCGTCGTTGCAACAGGATTGGCCGCTAATGCTTCTTTCACATCATTTGCACTTACTTTGTTTCCCATATATGGTTTCTCCTTAAAATAATTGGATATCGTACTGCAACATCGCTCCGTAGAGCGCTTTATTCTCAACGCGCATAGATCCGGGTGGCTCCGCGCCGATGTAGTTGATTTGGCCAAAAGGAAGATTTAAGCGCGAAAATGCCTCTTTTATGGCGGCCTGATACCGGTAACTAGCACACATTGCTTTTTCGGCCGTGTTATAGGTTGTAGGTACAAAGCCAACAAATATGTCAACGATTAAACTTTCAGCGGTTTTCGGGCCTGCGTTTTTGGTGTTTCGCAAGGCACCAAGCAATAAAACAAATTGCGCTGCATTTACGCTTTCAGTAACGTTGAGGAAGAAACAATCATCCTGTATCTGATTCAATTGGAAATCATTGCGTTCGTTATTTATTTCGGTAATCACCGTAGGCAACACCGCTTTCAATAGTTTACGCAACTCCAATAAAACCATATCTGCGCTTCTAATCTTCATTGAGTTTCAACTCCACATTTATTCCCAACTGCTCAAAACGCGCTTGGAAATAGTCCAATAGAATTTGTTTGAAAGCGTTATTCCGTACCCTACTCTCAAAGATGATTTTGCGAGCCGGCATAAACCGCGTTCCGTATTGGTGAAATTTTGCTATCCAATGGCTTGAGCCGTATGATGCTTCGTAATCATTTATAACTTCTATGTTTCCGCGCGCACCTTTCTGCCGGAAACTATCGGCCATTTCGCCGCTAAAAACGAGTGTTCCAAAAGGAACGATGCTTGCTTTCCACGCCCTGTATTTGGGTTGTAATGGCTCCCAAGTTATTCCGTCAATCACTTTATTTGGATTGACGCGACCGGCGGTATTTGAAAAGATAGCCGCCATGCCACGCCTAAACGAGATTCCAAATTGGCGAAAGACCGGTTGGAAATTTTTGATTTTCCATTCTTTCAGCCGGCGCAAACTATCATCGTTTAGTGTGTAGGGCATTAGTACTCCTTTTTGTCCTTATTCTGCTGATCGGCCACAATGCACGTAATGCGGCTTTGTGGGTTATCCAAGAGGGCCGCGCGGTCGCAAAACTCTTGCAGCATTTGTTTGCCCTCTTTTTTCAAGTCGCGCGTTTTATGTGTACCATTGGTTGCAATGGGGTTTAGAATGTCATCAACATCGCCGGCGACCAATCGCGCACAAATACCTTTCAATATACGCAGATCGGTTTCGTTTGTAATAGGTAATGGATAAACGCGGCGCAAAGAGCCATCCATAAACGCAGATGAATCCTCTATCAGCCGCCCAAGTTTATCTGTATCAAGAGCGGTACTGGCCGTAAATTGAACGCTCGTGAAATACGCTTGCACGTCTGCCGCCACACAATAACGCGTTGCACTCATTATTTATTCTCCAATTCTTTAATCTTGCTCCGAAGTTCAACGCCCTTTTTGCTGTTTTTAGATTTCATTTTGCTATATTGGCTTTTAAGGGCTTCTAAGGCCTCTTTATCGGCATTATCTTCTTCGGTTGCCTGATCGGGTTCTTCCGGTATTTGCGTTTCAGTATCATCCGTATTACTGTCAGGCGTAGCAACGGCAAATTTTTTAAGTTCTTCCCATTCAGACTTTACGAGGTTTTGGCCGTAATTGCCGAAACGGAACTCATAGGGGACACTGTCTGATAATTCCCCGCTAAAAAAAGGTTTGCACAAGTGCGGTAAAGGTGTATTGCTGTTGATTTTCATAAGTTCTCCTATAGGGCGGCACGCACTAAACGTGCCGCCCTTTTACAATTAGGAATTCGCCACTTTGACGATCTTCCACCATGCACCATAGCCGAAGCCGCTGCGGTAATCAACTTGGTATTTGAGCACCTTGTCCATTACTTGGCTTTCTTGGCCGATGTTGTTTGTAAGTTCAACATCTTTTTCAACGGGCTGGATGATAGGGGCATTAACTTCAACGCCACCATTGTCTTGGTCCATAATGTACCAAGAGTTAGCGCTGTTCAACTTTTCCGCAATCAATTCAAAAGAATTGCGGAGCGTGTTAGTCGTACCGGAGATGGTTTCCTTGATGAGCAAGTCCTTAAAGATTGCCTTTTTGGAAATATCACAAATAACCAACGGCTTAACGTTTTTATTGAAACGTTTATAGCGATTGCCGGATTTGTAGAAAAACCCTTCCAACGCGGTTTGAGCCGCGCGCAAGTCAGCAGCAATGGCGGCTTCAGTAACTCCCGTACCAGTGAGCAGATTGGATTGGCTCGTTGCATCCCCATAGGCATGAGAGGTGGAGAACAAGTTCTCGCCGTCAAAGCATTTACCATATTCGTTAGATGCGCCGCTTTCAATCATATCAAAGGCCATTTCAACAGGGTGGTCTTTTGCAAGAGTGGCTAACGATTTCACTTGAGATTGATACAAGGACAAATCGGCCACGGTTTGAGAGCGTTCAAATTCCGCTTGAGGAATTTCAATGCGTTTTCCAAACGGATCGTGCGGGACTACAATTTTGTAGGCATCCGGTACCGTTTCAGACGGAATCGGGGTAGATGTAATCTTTTTTAACCCGTCCATAAACAAGCCGTATACGGCCTTTGAAGCGGCAGAATAGGGCACTTTGAAAGACCCTACGAGCGCGTGCAATTTGGGTTCATACTCGTCGTATTGTTTTCCAAATCCAACTTTTACAATCTGGGTAAACTCATCAATGAGTTGTTTTAACGAATGTAACATTTCTATTCACTCCTATTAGAACACCACATCAACTTCCGACGTGGATACAAACGCCGCAATTTTACCAACTTTTACGTTGTTAGTTACGACGTCCTCGCTAACCGTTGCAAGTGCCACTTCTTTGAGGGTAGCGGAATCACTTTTGCTGATGTAAACATCAGTGCCCGGAATAGCCGTAGCGCGGGTAGCCGTTAATTTGCGGCGCACCACGTTCCCTGCGTGCGCGGGTAATACTTTTATAACGTATTTCCCTGCGGCAGAGTTTTCGGTCGCGGACACATGGAGTTCTTCCATAGCAATGCCCGCAAAGAGTTCAGTCGCAGTATCGGATGCGGCTTTGGCATAGCCACTCGCGTTGTAGTTAATGTTGTCGCCAACATAAATATCTAACGCACCGGACACGACAGGCACTTCTAATAAGTCAATACCATGACGGAATTCTACTTTTGAATTAGACATTTCGTTTTCTCCTTATTTGAGGTATTTATCGGCATCTTCTTTGGTGATTTTGCCTTCGGCGATAAGTTTGGCGGTGGTTGCATCCATCGCTTCTCCTTCGCCTTTTCCTGTGGCTTGCGTTTTTAACACAGCGGGGCGGTCTTTGTAGAACGCTTCCATATCAGCCGCAGTTTTGAACGTCTTTAAGACGGTTTCGCGTTGATTGGCAAATTCTTTGCCGGCACGCACCAATTCATTAAAGGCCGTTTCTTTTTTAGAGGCTTCCAATTCGGCGGCGGTAGTTTCTACCTGCTTTTGAACGTCTGCCACTTTCGCTTCCAAATCAGTTTTAGAAGCGGTCAACTTCTCGTTTTCTTTCTTTACGGCATCCAACTCGGCTTTTAAGTGCGCCGCCTCGTCTGCTTTTTGTTGCAGGGCGGACACGTCAACGCCGTGGTCTTTTTTCAGAGCCGCAAGCATTTCTTCCTTATTCATTTGGTTCTCCTTTGTTACGGGCGTTTTGCCGTCGTTGGCTTTTACACCGCCCTTTTTTTGAAGTTGGTAACGCACTCTGTCATCAAGCGTTACTATTTTATCGGCAACGCCATACTCTATGGCTTCCTGAGCCGATAAGTACAAATCTTTACCGGTAATATCTTTCTTTATTTGTTCAATGCTCCGACCGGAAAAGCCCGCCAATTCCGCAATGTAGCGGTCTTGGTGAATTTGCCATTCCCGCAAGTCGGCCTCAACGCGGGAAAGTGGCTCGCCGTTAATGTCCGTAAATACATGCACTTCGTGCAACATTACGCGGCTGTTTTCCGTACAATAGCGTTTACCCTTTGCGCCGGCCGCGAAAATGAGAGAGGCGGCGCTGTCGGCTTCCCCGATATTAACCGTGATAATTTCGCAGGTGCACGTTTTCATTGCATCTAACACAGTAAACAACGCCCCCAATTCACCGCCGTAGCAGTTGACATACACTTTGATAGGGTTGTTTCCCTGTTGCTCAAACATTTTGAACAAGCGAACGATTTCGCTCGCGCTGTCTTTTGTCAGATTTTCTGTAATATATATTTCTCGTTCCATAATGCTCCTTAAAATTGCTTCATTTCCATTAACGATGGCGGCGGTACCTTGTCATGCGTGGCCGGATCCGGCGGCGGAAGTCCGGGGCGTTTGAAAGTCGGCACCATACGCCCTGTACAGCGGTGGTGGTTTGGAGGAAACACCATATAAAAGACGGTTCCCCACGGCGTAAAAGTGTGCCCTTTGAGCCATAGGCATAACTCCGTATGTTTTTCTGCCACCCCCAATTTGTAGGTAAAGTAGGCAATTTCATCGCTTACTTCCTCTTTGTAAAAGGTTTGCTCTCCGTCATCCATTGTGGAAATGACCGCGTTTTCCGCATCCGTTTCAAGCGTGGCGCGAGAGAGATACTCATCTACCTGTTTTCCGATTTCGGCAATCACAGTATCAAGGTTATAGCCGCTATTGGGCTTGTTTGCCACGTTCAAAATCACATTTTTGAGGCCGGTGGCGTGCTTTTCAACAAGCATTTTAGCGCGGTTTTTTACCGGCGCGCGCAAGGGTTTTGGAACGGCGGAAAGTTCGGCATCTTCAAGTTCGCCATCGTCATTTTTTTTAGCGGCCTGCACACCTGCTTTGTTAGCAAGGTTTTTACCGGTATTCCACCCCTGTAGGGCCAAATAAGAAAGTTTCTTAATAAGCACGGTTTGATATAAGGTGGTAGAAATGATTAAATCATCCACAAGACCACTCAACCCCTTTTTTTCAAGGTGCCGCCGCGTGTCGGCTATGGCTTTGTCTGCCATGACGCCCAAATTGCCGAGCATAGCACGATAAAGTTCTTTTTGGTAGTTATGTACCAACGTTTCCCAAGTTTGTGCCTTTGACGCGTTTAGAGGGCTTTCTTCGCCATCGCTATCTTCCTGTGTCGGTGGCATTTGATTCTTTGGTTTTGGTTCTTCATCTTCCTCGTCAAGTTTTTCGCCCAATCCCAATTTATAACGAATGTCGGCCTCGTCTTTTTCGGTGGTTTTGATAACCCCCATGCCAATAAACTGCAAGGCCAACTGCAACTTTGAAACAACCGTGTCGCGGTCAAGATCCTGACACACAAGTTCTGGATAGAACTCTTGCGGTCCAAAATTCACATCCGTCATCGGTTGCAAGACTTGAGAGGTAAACACTTGCTCAAGAAGATTTGAAATGGCCGAAAGGGCCTGCATAAAGAGTTTGTACTGCACATCGCCGACCGAATACGAGCCCGTATTGGCCGTTCCAAGCCCGATAAAGTTTGCGAGTGCCGCATTGCGTATATCCATATCAAGGTTGTTTATTGTCGTGCGGTAAAAATCTGCGGAAATATTAGGAACGACGTATTCCACTTTTACTTCATCCGGAGTAATAAGCATTTGTGAGCGGTTGGCGGCAATTTCGCGCCCGCCGGCCTCTAAATCTTTGTACTCTTGGCTTGTTTTTTGCATATTGCGCGGTACGGCAGCGTGCAAGAAGCCGGTTGCCTGACGAGCCCCCGCAACGTTCCAAAATTCGTACTGCTCTTTTTTCATCTCGTAGGCATGATAACAAGGGCGCAGAATTGAGTTTCCCCAATAGTCATTACCCTCTTTGTCATACACAAAGAATAAACAATCGTCAAAAGGAATTTCAGCCGTTCCGGTTGGTGTCGTTTGCTTTACACAGCGGTTTTTGACGTCAATATCGGTAATAGATACTTGCGGCCGGAATTGCAAGTCTAATACTTGCAATAATTGGCCATTGATTTCCATTGTAGTCCATACCTTTTCAAATAGCGCAAAACCAAAGGGCAGCATTGTCAGCGCATTTGAAAGAAACTCACTAAAAAGCGTAGGAGCATATTCCCAAAAATAGGCATATAGCGTGGCGGCCATCTCTTGGCGCTTCAAATCCTCGTCATTAGCCTGTGAGCGAATAGTCCATTGAGCGCCTTTGAGCGGGGAAGTAATTACAGAAAGAATAGATTTAATAGTAGGATCTTGACGGCGCATTTTGTCGTAAACGAGTACACCCGCGTGTCCGCGCAGGCTGTAGTTTGTTTCACTAATCCCGTCAAATTTTGCCGAAGCCGTACCATAGGCCGTAGAATGATTTGTTTTTATTTCTTCCTGTTTGTTTTGTTTCGCCATACTAATATTCCCTTGCTCTAAATTCCTTTGCCAAATTGTTAGTTACTGCCGTGCTAAATCTTTGTGATAATTGCTCTTGTTTGAACAATTTTACGCCGTCTACCAAGCAATCAACGAAATCATCGTGTTTCCCCTTTGGAAAATTCTTGCACTCCTCAAACAATTCACCAAGACCCGCTATTTGGGCATTTACCTTTATTTTCCAATTGGATAAGTGGCCTATAATGTTGTTGGCCCGCTGTACCTTATCCAAGCGGCGATCCGAATAAAACTCCTGCAATTTTTTTTCCGAAGGTACCAAAATTTGTTCTGCCGCGAACTTTTGATTTAGGAAGATGCCGTGCCCTTTTGGCTCTATCCACACGCTTCTAAAACCATACAATTGGTTGTACTTGCCCAAGAATGAGCGGAAAAAACGCTCACAATCGCTTGCTTTCACCTTGCGGCGGGCTACATCGTACAAGTACAAGTCTTGGCCTTTTACACCCCACACAACGCATACAGTAAAGTCATTATTTTGTTTATCTTTGTACGCTGTATCACTCGTTGCAAACATATAATCAAAGGTTGCCGGCAATTCTTCCACCACATCAAACATTTCACGCGTAAACATATTCCCTTCCGGTGGGCGCGGACTCTGTCCGTATTGCCCCGGAAATGAGGTTTTAGTGCGTTCAATTTCCAAAAAGTCACGCGTCAAACGCTCCGGAAACAATAGGCCGTCGCGGTAAAAATCTGCGAGTTCACGCGGGTATATCGGATAATCATCCGTAGCCGGCAAGCAAATATGCATCCACCGGCCTTGTTCCTTTTCTAAGAGATAGCCGCTCAGATCTTCTTCGTGTAGGCGCTGCATTACCGCAAACCGAATTCCAACACGCTGATTGTTCAAACGAGAGCGGCCGGCAACCTCGTGAAAATCAATGCTTTGCTTTCGCATAAGCGCGCTATCTGCTTCAACAGGGTTCAAAATATCGTCGTAAATGAAAACATCGCACCCTTTGCCGGTACAACTGCCGCTGATAGAAGTCGCAAATCTCTCACCACCTCTATCATTTTGAATGTCGCCCGCATTATCCAATATGATTTTGAAAACGTGCCCCCATAAAAGTTGGTACCAATCTGAGTTCAAAATCTTTGATACACGCTTGTTTATGTCCTCGCTGATCGGCTGTGCGTACGACGCGCAGATAAACCGCAGGTGCGGCCATTTCGTCCACGCCCACGCATTTAAGAACGCGCTAACGATATTGGTTTTGAGCGTTCGCGGCGGTATATTGATAATTAAGTCCTTTTCCTTCGGTTGTAAAAGAGCAACACGCTCTATGCGCCTTTGTAATATGTCGCACAGGTAACGGATGTGAAAGTTATCCATAAGCGGCTCATTGCCTACTTCCGGAATTCGCTTCCACGCTATCTTAAAGAACTGATAGTAACTATCCTCGCACACACGCCGTTCTAAAGCGTAAAAATCTGCGAGTGCTACTTTAACTTGCTTTCGCATCTCCTCCCACCTCGCACAATAACGCGTATAATTTTTGCGCGCCTTTGTTATCCAAGCGTGTAAGGTCAAGCGTTAAATCTGTATTGACCATACTGCCGTTTACATTGAGGGGTTGGTCGCTTTTTCCTAAAATCCTATCTAAAATCCTTTCTGTGTTGACGAAGTCGCCTTTGCTTTTATCGCGAATTAGCGCACGTGCTACTACACCGCGTAAAATAGTTTCGTTCTTATCCGTTGCAATTGCTTCCAATTGGTCTACGGTTTTATGTAGCAATTCCGTAAATACCGCAGCCACTTCCACTTTCGTAAATCGTTTAAGACCGGGCATTCGGTTTAAGTTGGCGGCACCGCCGCGTGGGTTACGCACTTCGCCTTTTTTTATCTTTCCTTTTTCCAAATTCGCCAACGATTTCGGGTTCATTTTGTGTTGTTTATGTATTCCCATACGCTACTCCTTATCCACAAAAGCCCGAACGGCCTTTTCATCATGTAGGTATTTTTCCATTACACTTTCAAATGAGTTTTCACGCAACCAACGAGAAGTCTTTGTATCTTGCCCCATTGCTTTGAAACATTCCGCCGTACCGCGAATACTCATTGCGGTTGTATAGGCAAAATGTTCTCTATCATATATGTAATGATTAAGATTGCAGGTGGAGGGCTGGAAACCGGCCAGACCCTCACACCCACAGCAACACAGACTATCTCCCATTGAGCGTAGCCTGTTTTCACCACACAGAAACGTCATTTGATGTTTATGGCACGTTTCTTTTAAGTCTGTAAATTTGTTTTTCAGGGTTAAGTACGGATAAACAAAATCTGCGCCGTTTTTTATCATTCCGTCACGGCAAACGGTCAATTTAAGTGCTTCATAAATAATTCCGTAGGCCCCCGCGTCTGCAATTCGCGGTATTTGTGATTTTATTTCGCCATGTAGCGCCGGTACGTAGGGCTGACAGCGCACCACCACCCTTTTCACGATCTTTGCCATTTCCCGCACCATTCCCAAGCGTTCTTCAAAACTTGGTGCGCCCAATTCCAAACGCGAGGTCACTGTCGGACAAGTCATTGATACTTGGAACACGCAGTTACACTCCTTGAAAAGAGAATAATACGGCTCTTTCATAGGGAGTGTTCCCTTTGTACTTACTACAAAGGGGTACTTGGTCTTGGCCAAGATTTCCAAACACGCTAAACTAACTTTGTGAATTGCCTCGCAGGGTTGGAACGGATCCGACATCCCACCCCAATGTAGCGGAATATTCCAATCGCACCATGCGGTTTGTTGCGCGCGTTTGCCCTTGATAAAATTGAGTAATGCGTCAGGCCCTTCGCCTATTTTTACATTTGAAATATCATTTTTCCGGTTAGCAAAGCAGTACTTGCAGGCGTGAGAACAACCTACATAAGTATCAAAGCGTATCGGTAAATCACAAATAATTACTTGTGAGCCGCATTTAGGCATTTTCGGCCTCCGCCAAGATGAATTCTAAAATGCGTTTTGCAAGCGTTGTTTTATCCATCCGTTTCATTGCTTGTTTTACTTCCGCTTCGCGTGATTTCGGGAAATTAAAGGTAATTGAGAAGATATCAGATTGCGAATTGATTTCGTTTTTAAGTAAGTCTTGCTCCAATTCATCAATAATCTTTCTATCGGTCAAGTCAACGCCCCACGTGGCAAGTTCTTCATCCTTAAAATCTTCGTGTACAAATTCTTCGTTGAATTGGCCGGCGCTCGTATCGCCTATAACGTTGTCAGCAAGCGCAAGTTCTTTTGCTTTTTTACTTCTGGGCTTTACGTCTTTGCGCTGCACGACAACTAATTCGTCGCCGGTGGTTTCTACAATTTTAAGAGGAATGTTGAGTTTTTGGGCCTGTTCTAAAACGCCATTTCCGGCAAGACACGTTCCATCTGCCGACGACAAAATAGAACGCCCAGCACCTAATTCTTTGAGGCTTTTTTGGATGAGGGCTTTGTTTTGTTCTGAGTGTAAACGATAATTGCGTTCGTCTAATTTAATGCATGTACGCGCCACGATGTTTTTTACCTATTACATCGTTGGGGAGTGTCCTCTCGCGTATAAAAAGAAACGCCAACGCAGAGAGTTTCGCTCCCAAGCATTGGCGTACAGTGATAGTATAGACTATTTTTTCAAAAAAAACAAGACCTGTTTTTATTTAGTAAGTTCTTTCATGACGCAATCGTAGAATTTTTCTTTATTATACTCCGTTCTTGTGTTTGCGCTCTCTTTTTGTATGCGGGCCGCGCGGCGGCATTCTTTTGCAACATCCTCAACGTATTCTTGTACGATATTGCTATCAATTTCCGTTCCGTCAAGTTGTTTGAACGTACTTGGGCGGCTGAACTGATAAAAGCCGAGCACATTATCAACTTTTGTTTCAACGAGGTATGTTTTTCCGTTTACAACGGCTACATTGTGATTTATTCCAGAGGCGCATGCCGTCAACATTAAAGGTGCTGCAAGTAATAACAATTTTTTCATTTCTTACTCCTATACCGGTTTTCTCATATAGTTAACAACTATCCCGCGAACACCGATACATTTGTCTTTGCAAACATAGTTTGGGTTGTCCGCGACGAGCCGTAAAACGCCGTCTATTTTTTTGACGCGTTTTATTGTGTACCCACCCTCAGTCTCTACAATCATAATTTTTCCGAAAATAGGATGATCGGCGGGTTTTACAAACAACAAATCCCCTTTCTCAAGCGTCGGGCTCATACTATCGCCGTTACACAGAATCAGGTAGGATGCGCCGTCAATAAATTCTTTTGGAAACGGCAATTCTTTTATTTTTTCGCCATCGTAGTAATCTGCCGGGCCGGCAGGAAGTGCAGCCAATAGTGGCAAATAGACAATTCCAAAATCTGAAGCCGGCTGTAGCGCATCTTTCATACCGAACATCATCTTTATGCTTCGCAAAGTTACGCTAATTCCGGTTGCTTGTACTTCTTTTGATTCCAAAAACAGTTGCGACATCAATTTTGCTTGCGCTTCTGTTGGCTTTCTGCGACCGGCAACCCAATCACTAACTTGGCTTCTCGCAATGTTCAATTTGTTCGCAAGATTGGTGTACGAGCCGCGTTCATTTCCGCCATTAAGTGCAATAACCACGCTTAAAAAATCCTTCATAATTTCCTCTTTTATCGTCGTGAAATAAAAAATTATAAAAAAGCACTTGACTTTGTACGCATAATTTGTAATAATTTGAGTACAAGCGCGAACAATAACAAAAAGCGCACAAAATTAAGAGGCACGCCAAATGCAAACAAAAAATAAATTTTACAAACAATCTGTGGGTAACCACAAAGCGGAACAATCCCTTGTTCCGTCGCATTGGCGTGCGAGCCTCTCATAATGAGAACAACAACTCATTAGAGAGGTCTTTTTATTGTAGCACTTTTGTAGTTATTTTGCGAATTTTTGAGAACAGGAGCAAAAAATGACACAAAACATACATCTTGAAGATCCAAAAAGCAGATGCTTTTTCCACAAGGGATTGGGCGAAATGGTGTATAACCGCACAGCAACAGCAGAGATACTCGGCTGCTCCACATTCAACCTTTCCCGCATCCGTAACATTGTGGGCGGCCTAAAGCCGTTATTAACGCGCTATAATCGCGAGGTTGTTTATGCGTACACCGACATACAGAACTTTTTAGATAAACGGAAATAGGAGCAAATTATGACAAAACAAATTATCTGCGACATCATTGTTCGTCTATTGTTTATTGCGTTTGGGATCATTCTTGTGTTGAAAAGTCGTGATTTATGGGATGACTTCAAGGAAGGACTAAAAGAGTGTTTTACGATTCAAGCACTTCCCGAACTTATAGGGGCTGCATTTGTGCTTGCGTTTCCTATCATGCTGTTATTTATTTTTTAGCCGTGCCGCTACCCCGCTGGCGGTAAAACGTGCGGGCAAGATTTGATGTTTATGGCAGTTCTTTGACAATTTGCGCGGGTTCGTCTAACGAAAGGACATCGGCTCATAACCGGAAAACTAGGTTGAACTCCTAGACCCGCAAACTCTACAACACGCCGTTATGGGCGGCGCGCTCGCGTGCTTGCGATAAAGCACGCCTAGATTTTAGGGAACGTGGCGGAAAAGATAGACGCGGGAAGCGCGAGAATAAGCGCGCAAGTAAGTTCCGGCAAAATGCACAAACGCCGCCGCAGGAACAGGGCGGGAATTTTTCATAAAAGCGAAGTGAAAAATTTTAAGGAGCACATTTTGCAATGTTAGGTGCAAATCCTAGCCGTTCCCACACTATATGCACATACTCATTGAAAGCAAAGGCAAAGTCGTAGGTATCTTGGCTAAATCACACTTCCTTTCCGCTGTATATCTTAACGGAACATGCAAATTGCGCGGGTTGTACTCACAGGAAACGTGGGAAATTCCAATGACCGCCAACGACTTTGCAAAGTTAGTAAAGCAGTTCCAACTCTCAACCTTTTGACTACTTTTTATCGGCAATTCTTTTCAATGAAATCGCTATATCTTTTAGCGTTTCGCTAATTTGCTTCAGAGTAGCATTAGGGTCTTGAGGAACAACATTATCGTTCATACTTATACCTCGCGTGTAAGATGAGCAGTCCAACCGGACTACCTACAGGGGAACTTCTACTTCCCCTGTAGGAAAATTATACAAGTTTTCCCCGAAAGGGGCAGACGCGCCTCTCCTACATACGACCTACAAATAATGTGATACGCGGCGCGTCTGTTGATTTTGCTTGCCGCCCGCTTGATGGAATGCCGAATTTGAGGGGTCAAATGAAAAAAGGCTAACTGCTGGCGGGGGCAGGCAATCTTTTGAGGTTCTTATGGAAAGAAAATATAGCAAGGAAGAGATAGAGGCCGCGCGGAAGAGCGCGCAGCACGTTGCAAACGGCATAATCGGAGTCTGGAAAGCCGCCGCCGGCGAAAAGGCGGTAAGGTTAGCCGAGCAAGTAAAAGACGCTTATGAAGCCGATTTTGAACGGCTTTTAATTGGCGCACCGCCACTGCAAGACCACATACATGCCCATTTACACGTAGACCATGGCAGATTGCCTATATGTGGTAGAAAACCGGAATGCCGCAACGCGGACAATTGCAAAAATTGCTCCGCATATGAGTTGTTTACGGAAAAAATGCGAGATATGTAGCGGGAGTTAATTATGAGTTTACATCAAGGGAGTCTTTACAAAATAAGGAACGCCCGATCAGGTTACGAAATCGGCAGATACGCCGGCAAGGTTGGCAACGTAGAAATGTTCGTTTTTAACGACAACGAGATTTTAATGCTTGCCACATCCGAAATTGAACGTGCCGCAACCGAAGAAGAAATCAAAGAAGAAGAAGCGGCCGCTCGTATGCGCGAACTATACAGGACTATAAGTAAGCGCGATGCCATTATACAGCGGCTACTTGGCTTTTTAGGAATTAAGTAAATAGGAGACAACAATGAACCACACAGGAATCATCTCTCTTCAAATAGAGAACATAAAGAAAATAAAAGCCGTAACTATTCGCCCTACGGGTGACTTCGTGGAAATTACAGGTCGCAACGGACAGGGCAAGTCCACCGTATTGGATGCAATATGGTGGGCATTAAAGGGAAAGGACAATATCCAAACCGCGCCGATCCGTAACGGACAACCCAAGGGCAGTATTAAGTTAGAAATTGGCGGTTTATTTATTGAGCGTACCTTTCGCCGCAACCAAGTAGGCGACGATTACACCACAAAAATCACCGTCACAACCAAAGACCGCGCGGTGATGAAAAGTCCGCAAGCCGTACTTGATGGCTTTACCGGAATGCTCGGTTTTGACCCGCTTGCATTCATGCGCCAAACGCCGCGTGAGCAATACGATACGCTGCGTAAGTTATGCAAATTAGAGGTAGATGTAGAGGCCCTTGACCGCCAATACAAAAATCTATTCGCACAGCGCACGGATGTAAACCGCGACGTAAAGGCCGCGCAAATCCGTTTAGATAATATGCCCCTACCTGACAACGCACCTACCGAGCGGGTTGATATATCTGTTATGGTTGAGAAAGTAAATGAAATTAACAAACATAACAGCGAAATCGCACAACGTCAACGTATTCGGCAATCACTACTCGCCGATAATATCCGGCGCGCCAATGAGACCAAAGAATTACAACGCCGGATTGCCTTACTTGCTCAGGAAAATGAAAAGGCCTCAGCGCAAATCCGCGACATTACCGCTTATTTGCAACAAAACAAAATGCAAGATCCGGCCGCGTACACCGATAAAATCAAACAAGCCGAGCAAATAAACAGCATTATGGACTTACGCGACCGCCGGTCTTTTGAGGAAAAAGCATTAAGAACGGCCCAAAATCACGCCGACCAATTAACCAATGAAATGAAGGAGTTGCAGGAACGGAAAAAGGCCGCCATTGAGTCAGCCAAATTGCCTGTTTCCGGTCTTGAATTCGGAGAGGGCGAACTCTTCCTTAACGGCGTTCCCCTTGCGCAGTTATCCGCCGCCGAACAACTCAAACTTTCAATGGATATTGCCATGGCAGAAAACCCGCAACTCAAGGTCGTGCTGCTCAAAGATGCCTCACTCCTTGATAAAGAAAGCATGGAGTACATCCGGAAGAGAGCCGAAAAAGAGGGCTATCAAGTATGGGCCGAGCGCGTTGAAAGCAATGGAGCGGTTGGCTTTACGATTGAGGACGGAGAACTTAAAAATAACGAGGAACAACAATGATAGACACACAGAAACCAAATAGAGTACAAAACGCGGTTGAAATTCAAGTTAATGAAACCGCACAAGCCGTAACACAGCAAATCTTGGAAAATGTGGTTGACTACGACCCGATGTCTGATTTTTGCTCAGATGTAACCGCCGCGATTATTTCCGATATGGAAAATGAAAGTTTTATGACTCAAGACTTGTCACTCACAGACAAGCAAAAGGAACTTCTTGCGGAACATATCGGCTCCCACATCACAACCGCCAAGAAAATCTACAAAGGCAAGTTGGAAACCGACAAGCGCACAAAGGCCCTGCACGAAGCCACTAAACAGGCCCTCAAAGATATGTTAGAGCGGCTCTTGGCTGAAATCGGGCAAGAGTTCAACAGGGGAGCGGTTATCAATGCTGTAGCGGTTGCGGCCGATACAAAAAGTCCAGACACCAACAAAATTGAGTTGCGCACAAGTAAGCGCGCCGGCGATATTACGATTCCTACGCAGGGTATCTTTATCAGCACCAACTGCATTGAGGCAATGCGTAAAAGCATTGACGAAGCCGGACAACCGGAAGAAGATAAGGAGAATGGCAATGGACAATAAAGAATTTCTGAAAAATGTAAAAGCCATTATTGAGATGCTTCTAAAAAACGCAGGGCACTCGTTTGGAATAGATTTTGCCCTTGTAAATAATACTGCTATTGAATGTGAAAAACGGCTAAAAAATGAGGGAGAAACAAAATGACACAGATGACCGACAAAGAGTATTTTTCAACCGCAGGTATATCCAAAAGCCAATTACACGCGTGGGATAATGATAACCCTATGGCCTTTTGGCGCGGGTGTAAACTTAACCCGCATTGCGAGGAAACCGAGGAAAACGATGCCATCGTAAACGGAAAACTCCGCCATACGCTTTTATTAGAGCCTGAGAAAGTATCAAGCGAGTTTTTAGTAATAGAGGGCGGACGTGGCTTTTCTTCAAGAACAACAAAAGCATTTCAAGACGTCATTGCAAGCAACCCCGGTCTAACGGTTATAACGCAAGATGAGTTCAATTTGGCCAAGTTACAAACTGACACTCTCAAAAGTTACCAACTTATCAGCGACATTTTAGCGGGCGGATCCGTTGAACAGCCGTTCTTTTGGAAAGACGAAGCAACAGGCCTACCCTTAAAAGCCAAGTTGGACTTACTCAAACGTGTGACCGGCAAGGGCATAGTAATCGTTGAATACAAGACAACCGGCAAGGAAATGAGCCAAATTGAGCGTGGAATAGACGTTATGGGTTGGCATTGGGATGCTGGTATGCAGTACAAGGCCATTATGGCAAAATACGGCGAAGAACCAGCAGAAATGTTTTTCATCGTTCAAAGCCAAAAGGAAGGGTGCGAAAATCTGATACGCCCTTTTGTAATTGACACAGGCGCGCTTCAATTCTGCGCCAAGTACGTTGATGACACCCTCGCGGAAATCAACCGCCGCTACGAACTTTGGAAACAGGGAGATCCGTCCGCTTGGAAAACAAACTTGCAATTTGCAAATTTCTTAGGGTATAGCGATTCACCATTCTCTTTCAAGTTTGACAAAGAACTTTCAAAAGTGGGAGATTAACATGCCAGAAACAACACAAACTGAACAAACCGAAAAGCAGATTGTTACGCTGCAACCGGCTGACTTGGTTGTAAAAAGCATTAAGGACTTAACAAATGACTTGCGAATTGCAGTTGAGCAGCCTAACTTTATCAGCCACCGGCCCGATAAATTACCGGACTTACTACTTTCCTTTGCCTACCAATGCAAAAATATGAAACCGGAAGAATTGGCAAAGTGTACGCGCGGATCGGTACGTGAGGCATTCAAGACGTCGCTTGATGTTGGAGTTCCGGTTGATGCGCGCGGGCTTGCTTACCTTACGCGCTATGGAAACGAACTGACTTACCACATCGGCTACAAAGGACTTGTTTATAAGATTAAGCAACTCCGGCAGGGTGCGGTAGTGGAAGTACACCTAGTGTATAAGGAAGATACTTTCTCGTACGAAAGCGGCTCCGGTATAGCCAACTATACTTACAAATCCGCTAACCCATTTAGAGATGATTTCCAAAACGCTATCGGCGGTTTCTGCTACATCTCTTATTTCAAAAATGGGCGCGAGTACTCTTCCGTCACAACTGTTTCCAAAAAGGAAATAGATGAGGCCAGACGTGCTAGCAAGGCCGGCGCGTATGGCCCATGGAAAAATTGGCAAGGTGAGATGATGAAAAAAGTAGTTGTCCGCCGCGCGTGTAAAATTGAGTTCATTGGTGAGCCTGAAATGGAAACTATCCTTGAAAATGACAACAATGAATATGATTTTACGCAACCTACCCCCGCAGAACGTGCAAAATCCGTTAATTATGCAGCAGTACAGCCGCTAGACAATAGCGAAGTACTTCCGGAAACCGCAGAAAACACTGTTATTGAGGCAGAAACAACAGGTGCAGGCGGAACTGAAAACGGCGAGGATAATTGGTAATACAACAAGGGGCGGGATTACCCGCCCCAATTGTAGGAGAGAATATGGGTTATCGTTCGTTTAGTTATCAATCGCGTCAATTTCAATATCCGGTAAAACGCAAAGAAGATCTGGAACACCAACTGCAAGTGGAAATCTGTAATTTCCTAGACACACAAATGATGTTTCACAAATTAACTTACTTTGCAGTGCCAAACGCGCTTAAATTCTTATCTTCGCTTGGCAATACGCACAAAATAGCCGCCGCATACAACAAAATGCGCGCTGAGGGCTTCAAAGATGGCGTATCGGACTTGGTTGTTGTGTTAAATCAAAACGGCTTAAAAATCGGTTTTTTTGAGCAAAAGCGCGCGGCTACCTACAAAATAAGTGAGAAAACCGGAAAGCGCATAATTAACACTCCGGCCGGAAAAACAACAGAGAGCCAAGAAGCATTTTTGGCCGAAGTGCGCAAATTGGGCGCATTCGGGGCCGTTTCATTCACGCTGGAAGAGTTTAAGAGCCATTGGGCCGCGTTTCTAGCAAGTTGAGGATACTATGGGAAAGAGATTTACTGACACTGATAAATGGAAAAAACAATGGTTTGGCGATTTAACGCCAAAAAATAAACTACTTTGGATATACCTGTGCGACACATGTAGCGGGGCCGGTATTGTTGATTTTAGCGAGCGCTTTTTTTCGTTTGCGGTCGGTTTTAAGGTTGACAAAGAAACGATCTCAAAGGCATTTAAGGATAAGATTTATTGGCTGGAGAAAAACAAGTTTTTCATCCCCTCGTTTATTGAGTTCCAATACGGACAACTCAACGAAGCCTGTAAACCACACAAACCCCACATACAAGAACTATTAAAACTCGGGCTACTTATAATGGAAAACGGAAAGGGTATCGTTACCCTACCCAAAGGGTATCAATACCCTACCGATACCCTTTCAATACCCTATCAAAAGGGTATCAATACCCTTGAGGAAAAAGAAAAAGAACAAGAAAAAGATATAAACGTTATAAAACAACAAGAAAACAAACTTATATCTGTTCCCACAAACTTTGAACTCTTTTGGAAAGAATACCCTAAACAGCGGGCCGGAGCCAAGGAAAAAGCGCAGATCGCTTTTGAAAATGCCTTAAAGCGTTCCGGAGTCTCGGCCACGAATCTTATAGCCAAAGTTAAAGAATATGCGAAAAGCGATGAGGTGGCGCGTGGGTTTGCAAAGGGAGCGGCCGCATGGCTTAATGACGACCGCTTTTTGCAAGTATACAAACCGGCAACAGGATCCGGAACGGCTTTGGAAGAAGCCCGCGCCGCAGGCGAGCGCGAAATACGAAAGATTTTTGGGGGTGGTCAATGATGCAAGAGTGCACAATTTGCCATAAGCCATATGTGCTGAAACAATATGACATGGGAAACCATATAGCCGAGTTTGAGGAACCCGATTGCGACTGCGAAGCAAAGGAACGTGCACGAAAGGAGCGAGAAGAACTGATACGGCAGCGTATAGCCGCCTTGCACATGCCGCCGAAACTTTTGCGCTTTGATCTAAACACCATTGAGTGCGAACATCGCGCGGAAGCACGGATCTTTGTTGAGGGCTTTAAGTCTCACCGAAAGGGCCTTTTTCTTTGGGGGCCGAACGGTAACGGCAAGACCACATTGGCGGCGGTAATGGCGAAAGAACTTGCGATTCGCGGTTGGCGAGTGCTCTTTACCAGCATGACAGAACTGCTCAACCGGATGGATGAGGGTGTCGGCGCGGCGCGTGCGGCCAATATTAAGCGGATCCTGTATGACTTAACCCGTTATCATTTTGTAGTTTTTGATGACTATGGGCGTGAAAATTACACACCAAGCCGACTGCAAAATGTGTTTTTAATCATAAATACACTATACGAGTGGCAGGTGACGTACCTGATGACAGCCAATCCAGAGTGCATCAATCGCATAGCAAACATACCGGAACTTTCCGCCATCAAGGATCGCATGGCCGAGGATCTTGAGGATTGGGAATTTACGAAACCGAGTTTCCGGAGGAGTAAATAAATTATGACTACAACCACACAGAACATAATTACTCAAATCAAGGAAGCAGGGCAGGACTTTGAGTTCTACCCGACCACACGAGAAATCGTGTATCGTATTTGGCGCGTAATTGGCAGACATGGAAATAATTGCCGAGTGTTAGACATTGGAGCCGGAAACGGAAACTTTTTCCGGCTGTTAGATGAGTTCAACCGGACAAAGCAATGCGAAGATTGCTACCGCGCGCGTTTTACAAAGTACGCCATAGAAAAAAGCCAAATACTTATTTCCAACTTGCCGGCCGATGTCTTTGTGATTGGTACGGACTTCCACCACCAAACGCTAATTGACAAAGAAATGGATGTGATATTTTGCAACCCGCCGTATAGCGAATATGAAACATGGGCGACAAAAATTATCAAAGAAGCCAACGCGGAAAGAGTGTTTTTAGTTATTCCTACGCGCTGGAAAGAAAGCGCTCTCATCCAACAGGCAATTAAATCGCGCGGTGTGTTTGTGTCAGTACTTGATACTTACGATTTCATCAATGCCGAACGCGCAGCGCGGGCAAAGGTTAACTTGCTTTCCATTTCCTACGGAGATAAGTACGACCGGCGTGATTCCGCCTTTGATACTTGGTTTGATGAAACTTTCAAATTTGCCGCACCTCAAAAAGAGGTTTTTGAGTACGAAGAAGAACGGAAAAAGGCCGCACAAATCAACGCGCAACTCGTCAAAGGGCAAAATCTCATAGAGCGTTTGGAAGAATTGTATCTTGACGAAATGCAGCGGCTCTACGGAAATTACAGAGCCATTGAGAAACTTGACGCGGGAATCTTACGCGAACTTAATGTGGATGTAAAGAAACTGCGCGAGGGCCTAAAACTCCGGATAAAAGGCACAAAAAACCTCTATTGGGCGCAACTTTTTAACCGCCTCACCGCAATTACGGATCGTTTGACCGCTAAAAGCCGGCGCGAGATGTTAGATAAGTTGCAAAAAAACACATCGGTTGACTATACAACCGCCAATGCATACGCGGTTGTTTTATGGGCTATTAAGAACGCAAATCAGTATATGGATAGCCAACTCAAGGACTTGTACTTGGAGTTATCAAAAGCGGAAAACATAATCAACTACAAGTCTAATCAGCGCACATTTCAACACGACGATTGGCGGTATGGTGCTGAAAAGCCAACGCATTACAAGTTGGACTACCGCATTATCAACCGGCTCTACAAGTGTTTTGATACCGATTGGGATGGCAATGTGCGCGGTCTTTACGAAAGCGCCCACAATAACATCAACGACATCATTACAATTGCCAAAAATCTCGGTTTTGCGGTAAAGCAAAGCAGTTTTGACTTTACTTGGCATCCGGGTGAGCCGAAAGTATTTACTTACCTTGAAAAAGGCGAGGAAAAGCAGTTTATACGCGTAAAAGCATACCTTAACGGAAATATACACTATCAATTCTGTAAGGAATTTTCAAAGGCCTTTAACATTGAGGCGGGCCGTCTATTCGGTTGGATACGCTCCGCACATGAGGCCGCGCGGGAATTAGATTTACCGCTCACAGAAACGGCGGCCTACTTTGGTCGTCAGCGGGCGGCATTGTTAGGAGAAAGCAATATTAAATTACTAGCGTAAGGAGAACTTATGGTAAATAACACACAGAAAAAATTCAAGGAGTTATCACGTGGGGAAATAGCCATTGATGAGGTTAGCGTTTCCGGTGATAATTTCCGCAAGCAGTTCAATGAGGATGCCCTTAAAGAACTTGCTGACAATATCGCAAAAGTGGGCGTACTAGAACCCATTATTTTGCGCCAAAATCGCCAATACAAAATACTTGTAGCCGGCGAAAGACGCTTGCGCGCCGCGCAAATGGCGGGTTTAGCAACGATTCCTTACCGCTTGTTGGACTTAACCGAAGAACAAGCGCGGGAAGTTATGGTACTTGAAAATCTGCATCGGGCAGACCTGAATCCCATTGAAGAAGCCACCGCGTTCAAAGATTTGTTGGAAAGCGGCGGTTACACAGCGGAAGATGTAGCCAACCGGGTAGATAAGAGCAAGGCGTATGTGTACCGCGCCATCCGCTTGTTGGACTTGCCGCAGGAAGCGCAAGACGCGTTAGAAAAAGGCGAAATCACTACCGGACACGCCCGCCACTTATTACGCATCCCGCATGAAGAAATAAAAGGGTTGCTTAAAGACATAAAGCGCCGGCAAATGACGCCCAATGCACTCAAAGAACAAATCAGGTGGCAATTCGGCATGGACTTGGAAAGAGTCGGTTGGAAGTTGGATATTGAGTACGCCGGAAAGACGGCTTGTAGCAAATGCCCGTACAATACGGCGAATCAACAATCCCTTTTTGACGAGGCCCTTGAAGCCGGAAAATGCACCAATAAAGCGTGCTACGAAGAAAAGCGCACCCAATTTGAAACCGACGTTATTGAGCAAGTTAAAGAAAAGGCCAAAAAGTTAGGTATGGGTTTTTTGGAGCCGAAATATCGTTATGATTATGACGACGATTTTGAAGAACTTGACGAGGAAGAGCAAGCCAAGTATGCCGACGAGATAAAGAAACATCCCGCCAAATTCGCGCTGACAGTGCCGGTAGGAGAAACGGAAGAAGTGATGTTTTGTATAGATGAAAAACTCTGTAAAAAAATCAACGAAGAAAAATATGGCTCCTATGAAGAACCAGAAGAAGAACCAGAAGATGATTCCGAGGAAAGCATCGCACGGAAACGTGAGCGGGATATCGCTGAAAAAACGAGCCAAATGTTTGCCGAAAAATTGATGCCGGATGTGCTAAAGAAAGAACTTACGGAAGAAGCGTTTGCCGACGACTTTATCAATTTAAGCGAGTGGCAATGTAAGTTGCTTGCGAAAGCGTTCTGCATTAAGGAATTAACACTTAAAGAGATTCTGACTCTTCCAAGTGAAAAAGTGATTTTGCTTTTAACTTTGCTAACAAAAGTAAGCAAGTGGGAGTTTGAAAATGACTTGGCAGAATATATCGGGCACGAAGTGACAGATGAGGAATACGAGCAGATCCGCGAGCAAGCCGTGGCCGAGGTTGATAAAGAGAGTAAATAAACTATACAGCGCCCCCGAATTGGGGGCGCATTTGGAGTACCTATGAACATACAACAACAAATCAAGAACTTAACAATTAAAGTATCAAATGCCCGCCAGCGTATTGCACAGGCACACGAGGACTATAAAAACTGCGTTGCTAAATTGGAGCGGCAAAAGGTGGCCGTGGAATACACACGCAAGCAAATTGATATTGTTCGCATTAAGATAGCAAACCGACTTGCTGCGCTACAAACACTAGAGGAAATTGCCTCAAAGCAACAACCGGCCGATGAGTCCAAGCATGGTAGTGAAAGGAGCAAATCATAATGGGATATATGAAAGATTTTTTTGATGCGCACAAGGAATATACGCGTAAACGTAGGCAGGCCCGCGCGGCACACTATGAGCCCCTATTAAAACAGGCAGGTGCTGTTTGGAAAACTGACGGCATTTGGGAATATAACGGGTGGTTTTGCTACCCGTCAAAAGGATATGCGATGAGTAAAACGAATACGCGCATCCGGAAGCCGTTGCGGTTGATTTTAGATGGAGAAAGAAAATGATACAAAAAATTATTGTTGCAGATATGAAACCTATTTGCGAAAAGTGCCGGAAAGAGTGCGAGGAGTTTGACGGCATTTTGGCCGATTGTTCCGGCTGTATCTTTGCAGAACTTCCGCGTCTAACGCGCGAAGAGGCCATACAAAAAATGCACATCGGCTTTTTCAAGGTAGCACACAGCAATACCGAAAAATCATGCTCGGTTAAAGAACTGCTTGCCGGCGCCTTGGAAGAACTATTAGGAGTGAAAAAATGAACGATAGATTTTTATTTAGAGTTTTTAACAAAAAGAATAATAGGTTTGTGGATAATGATGTCGTCAACAAAATAAATCTTTTTGATTTACCACGTGCCGCAATTAAGTATTACACAGTAGAACAATGCACCGGGCTGAAAGACAAAAACGGAGTGCTTATTTACGAGGGCGACATTGTGAAATTTAAGATTTCTTCTTTCAAAAGACACGGCGCTGTTCGTTGGGATAAGAACACAGGCGGTTGGTTAAAAGACAATACAGGGCAACCGCTTCACACATACGCCAAAACAATAGAAGTTATTGGTAATATCCACAAGAACCCGGAACTTTTAGAGGGCCTAAATGAATAAACGCGCCTTATTTCTAAATCTTACCCGCCATTGGTTCAAATGCGTTGAAAATGGCTCAAAAACGCGCGAATACCGAAAAACTACCCCTTATTGGGAAAAGCGCATAAATCGCGTACAGAGCGGCGATTTGATAGTTTTTCGGCTAGGTTATACTCATTGCGAGACGCATAGGCAAATCACAAGCATCCGGATTGTGTCCGGTGCAGCGTTGCCAAGGGCAGAGTGGCGGTACTTCGGAGGCCCGAACAATGAACAAAAGTTCTTTGAGATAGAATTTAGCAAACTTCCCCCGCAATAGCGGGGGAGTTATCACTCGGAGTGTTTATGAACGATAAAATCACATTGTTTCACGTAAAAGGACACAATGGTTTCCGGTGCCAAAAGCAAATCAACAGAATACGTTTTTTTAAGGATTTCTATGGAACGGAACAACAATGCAAGGCCCAAGCAAAACTATGGTGGGATGACATAAAGAAACGATATAGCGACAATTGGGACGGCACTAAAACTTGGGATTTCTTTAAGACAAAATGGGAAGAATGGGCCAAAAGCAGTTCAAAGGCCAAAGACCCTATGGCCGAGCGCACGATAAAGGAGTATAAGTGGGCTTTTGCACAAGCGGAAAGATTGATTCGGCCGTTACGTTATTTGGCGGATCTGACGCTTGAAAACCTGCGGCGGGCGCGTGGAGTGCAAGCCGAAGAAGCCGCTAAGAAAGGGCAAGACAACTATGGCCCCAATAAGTTTGTTACCTGTATGCGTACATCACTTACTTGGGCTATGGAACAAGGATATATGAGAGATATGCCAATAAATAATTTTCATACGCTGCCTACGGCAGAAGTTAAAGTCAAAACACAAAGCATTCGCGAAATTGAAATGCTATTGAAATACGGGAAAACGAAAGAACGGGTAGTTGTCCTGCTGGGTTTTGATTGCGGTTGCCGCCCCGAAGAAATGGCGAATATGTTGGTGGAAAAGATAGACCTTGAAAATCTATTCGCTGACATTTCGCCCAACTTTGCGGATGAGCGGCGCGGTATTCATTATTGGCATCCAAAGTGCCATAAGAGCCGCCAAATACGTCTTACGGAGCGTTTGAAAGAGGAAATCATACGACTTAACCCGAAAGGGCCGTATCTCATCACCAATCAGTACGGAGAGCCATACAGCCAACAGGGTTTTTCGGTTATGTACTGCAAGTTCGTAAAGCGCATCAATGAGGAGATCCGGCGCAACGAAAAAGACCCTATCAAAATTACCGGCACTTGTAAAACATTGCGCAAGGATTACAGCACAAGCCGCCAAGGCCAAGGTGCCACAATTGAAGAAACCGGCAAGAGTATGGGCCACGCCGGAGAAGAAGTTACGCTTGAACATTACACAAACCAAAATACGCCGGAAATGCGCCAACAAGAGCGCGAGCGGTTGAAGAAGTTGGATAAGTTTATTGTGCCGTTAAAGTATTAAAATGTTCCTTGTATTTTTGCAAAAAACTGCTAAAATATAATTAAGGATTTAAGTCGCTGAATTGACCTTCTGCGATTTGGAAAGAGCAGGCTATAAGTCTGCTCTTTTTTTTATTTTCTATTTTTCAAAGTGTATTAAAAATAATTTATATATTTTGTCATTTTATCGTCGTAAAAAATTTATAAAAAATGGCTTGACAAATTGTATTATTTTTGTTATACTATAAGTGTAAGGTGAAGTTGAACCTTACAAATCCAAACAAAGAAGGTCAAAAATGAAGAGAGGAAAAAAGAAACAACCGAAGTTCAAAATCAAAAAGATTGTTGTAACTTTGGTTGAAGAAAAAAACAGCGACAAACATTAAGTCGCAAACGGGGGAGCAACCCTCCCCCGCCTCTCTTTTAAGCAGGAGCAATTATGACGCTACAAGAATTTATTGATAGAGATTTCGCCGGCAATATATCGGCATTTGCAAGAAGTTATGGCATTACGCGCTCCACAGCATACCGGCTCATTGTGGGTGGCTCCTACCCTCAAATAAAACTCCGCGATCGGCTCAAACGAAAAGGCGTTCATTTTGAAAAAATATCAAAAGGAAAACAATGCTAA